TATGATTTCACCTAAAGATTACGGTACAGAGTATGGGCCGCTAAAGGTTGGACCGCAACGCATTGAACTGCCAAACGGTATGTCATTGTCGTATCCTGATTTGCGATACGCGGATGGCGAGTTTATTTACACAACCCAAAAAGGCATCGTACGTACATACGGCCCGCGTCTGGCAGAGAACGTGATACAAGCACTAGCTCGTATTGTTATTACCGATCAAATGTTAGAGGTACACGCACTCCCAGAAGTTGATGTAGTATTACAAGTACATGATGAAATCATTGCATTAGGTTCTAAACTTGATTCAGATGTTACAATGGAAAAGATACTAAACATTATGAAAACTCCGCCAAGTTGGTGTACAGATTTACCACTTGATGCAGAGGGAGGCGTAAGCCAAGTTTATGACAAATAAAAAATCAAACCTTGTCTTAACAAGAAAAGTTGGTGATCGTGTCAAAGTCTACACGCCCGGTGGCGAAATGTGCACGATTACGATTACCAACATTTCTCAACGCGCATGCAAACTCGCGTTCGAAGCGGATTCAACTGTCCGCATAGATAGAGAAGAGGTTTATAAAATTAAGGAGAGAAAATGAATATTGTATTTTTACAAGCTAAAAAACCCTTAGCTAAAGAAATAACCAAAACTGGCACTAAGCCATACCCACTTGTTAAAAACTTTACATCTACAGAAGAAAACATAACTGTAGACAAAAAAGGTTTTGACAAACTATTTCGTGCACTCAGCGCTGCAGCAGAGCAAGGTGCGTGTATGCACAAAGGGCCCTTAAAACGTTCACTCAAAGATGAGCCCCGGGCTTTTATGTCCGATCGAACAGCTCCAACTGAGTTGCTTGTTTTAGATATTGATGGGCTACGTGCAACCCCAGGAGATGACATACAAGCTATGGCCGATCGTATCGTGCTTCAGTTACCTGATATATTTCACGACTGTTCGTACATAGTCCAGGCCAGCGCTTCTTTGGGTGTAAAGAAAGATACAATTTCATTGCATTTATTCTTTCTTATGGATATGCCCGTACATCCTAAAACCCTGAAGGATTTTTTACGCAACTTAAATTATGAGTGTGAGTTTCTAGCAGAACAAATTACTCTATCGGCCAACGGCCAAAGTCTTTCGTGCGTGTTAGATCCATCTGTGGCAGATAACAGTAAGTTAATTTATATAGCACCACCTAAGTTTGTTGGTGTCGAAGATCCATATCCAAAAGGTAGATTCATCAAGGTTGACCGTGGTTCGCCTGTCCTGAATATCTCCTCATCTTTAATTGGAGTCAACCCTGAAAAGGTACACGCTCTAGGTTTGCAGATTAAAGATAACCTCAGGAAGAAAAACAACCTTCCTAAAAGGACAGGTAAGTTATCCACGGTCAACGTTGCTGGTGAGTCGCACGAAGTGTTACAAAACCCAGACAAAATGACCATAGAAGTTACGCGTGTGTCAGAACCCTACGTTAACTGCAACGTCAACGGAGGCGACAGCGGAGGTTATTACTTTTTGCTAACCAACCCACATTACATGTACAACTTCAAAGGCGAACCCATTTGGGAGATAGAAAAAGCAGACGCAGATTTCTATCGAACTATATTTGAAATTTTTGCAGATAAAATAGATGCAGATACTAAAAAGAAACCAGTTGTCTTACGTGATTTTTACACAGACACTTTTTATAACGGAGTATACGATGAAACCAAGCAACAGTTTAGTGAGGATTACCCCCTCACGCCCACCAATAAAAACAGTCTTAACGATTTTCTTAAGTCTCATGGTCGCCCTACCATGGATTATGTTCCAGACGCTCGTGTTGTTTTTGATCCGAGCAGTGAGGAAGGTATTAATTTAGACACTGTTCCTTACAGTGTAAATTTGTTCAGGCGTACAGCTTACATGCTGCAACCCGAAAAGAACGTAAAAGAACTTACGTACGGTAGCGCCATCGAAATTAAAAATGTTGCACCTAACTTTTACAAATTAGTTATGCATATTCTTGGTAATGGTAAACCTGAGTTTGAACACTTTATTAATTGGCTTGCGTACATTTACCAGAATAAACGTAAAGCAATGACCGCGTGGATCTTTACGGGCGTTCCAGGCACTGGTAAAGGTTTGTTCGTACATAAAATACTCAAGCCTCTTTTTGGTGAACAACAAACACCAATGCGAGCTTTAGAAAACATAGAAGAACAATTCAATCTTTATATGCGTACAGCAATGTTTTTAGTTGTAGATGAGTTTCGTATGGCTGATTCAGGCTCAGTAGGCCGTATGGCTGACAAGCTGAAACACCAAATTACAGAACCCACTCTTACAATCAGAGCCATGCGTACCAACCAGATTGAGCTGCCATCTTACACGAACTTTATATTTCTAACTAACAGAGCAGACGCAGTTAAAATAGAAGACAGCGATAGGCGTTACAATGTTGCTCCTCGACAGGAAGTTAAACTTGCAACTACACATAAAGATCTAATAGATAACTTAGATTTATTAGATAAAGAACTTTATATCGTGTCAGGTCTCCTGGAGAAGTTTCAGGTAGATGCACGTATGGCTCACACTGCGTTAGAAAACGATGCTAAGAAAGAAATGAAAGAAGTATCTATGTCCGTGCTTGAAGAATTTGCAAACGCAATACGTACACGCAACTTGGAATACTTTACAGAAATCTTAGATATTCCGCTTACAAACACTTTTGACGCTGGTGGTATAAGTACGGCACAAAGATACGTAAAAGATTGGTTAGCACAATCAGCTAACGAACAAGTTATACCACTTGCTCATTTCAAAGTAGTGCACGATGCAATGACTGACAGCCGTAATACCATCTCACAACGTGAGTTTGCTAAACGTATGTCCAGGCTAAATATTAAAACTGCACGTAAGCGTATAAGCACGGATCGTACAGCTGGAATCCCCCGGGGAGTTGTATTGACATGGAAAATAGATAATAATGTGCGAAAGGATTTAATCGAACAACATTTCGATGAAAGGGACTTAGGACTAATAGATGAAGAATCTAACACAATCCAAGCGTCCAGACCTAATCTCAACGGTTGAGGTCACGGAGGACATAGAGTTAGGCTATATACCAGCCTGGTCATACTCTACCCTAAAAACTTTCGAATCATGTGCTTATCGATCTTACATAGCTAAGGTTAAAAAAGTGCAAGAAGACTTCGGGCCCGCGGCTGCACGCGGCACGGAGATCCACAAACAAGCTGAAGATTATGTAGCAGGTACACTAGGTGAATTGCCCGACACCCTCAAGAAATTTACATCAGAGTTCAAAGCTCTCCGAGAACTGTTTGCAGATGCTAAAGTAGAACTTGAGGGTGATTGGGGATTCACATTAGGTTGGGAGCCGTGTGGTTGGATGGCCCCAGACGTGTGGGGACGCATCAAACTGGATGCTTTCGTACACGAAACAGAAACATCAGCAAGAGTTATTGATTATAAAACAGGTAAAGCTTTTGGTAATGAAATTGCTCATAGCCAACAAGCACTTGTTTACGCAATTGGTAGCTTTTTTAGATACCCAGACTTACAGATTGCTAAGACCGAGATATGGTATCTCGATCATGGCACTATGTTAGAACAGGTGTACACTCGGGATGAAGCAATGATCTTTATGCCCAAGTTACACGATAGAGCAGTAGCTATGACTACGGCAACCAAGTTTCCACCAAACCCTAGCAGTTACAACTGCAAGTGGTGTTCGTATGGCAAGGGTGAATACCCGGTTTGCGAATGGTCGGAAACGTGATATCATAGTATTAACGATTAACAAATAACGATTAACGATTAAGGAGTAACGATGAACGATATACCTGTGGCTTACGACCACCAAAAAAAGACTACTGATTTCATAGTAGCAAATCCAAAATGTATGATTACCTCGGATCCAGGCACTGGTAAAACACGTGCGGTCCTAGATGCGCATGCGGCCATGGGAGGACGCACACTAGTCCTAGCCCCTCTTTCTATACTAGAAGCAGCATGGGGTGAGGACATCAAAAAATTTCAACCTACTATAAACTACGGGGTTGCTTACGCTAAAAACCGAGAAAAAATATTTAAACAAACTGACTTAGATATGGTTATCACTAACTTTGAGGCTGTTAACTTTTTACGCAAAAACACTCGCTATTGTAAACAGTTCGATACCATTGTTATTGATGAGTTCACTGCGTTCAAAAACCGTACAGCTAAACGCAGTAAAAATGTTAAAGATATTATTCATTATTTTACTAACAGGATTGTTATGTCTGGCACTCCTAACAGTAATACCATTTTAGATATTTGGCATCCAACCTTGTTAGTCGACGACGGCGAGCGACTGGGAGCTAGATTCTTTCAATTCAGATCTCAGGTATGTACACCTAAATTCAATGGCTTTGCCAATGAGTGGATAGACAAACCTGATGCTGAAGACGCAGTTGCTCTACGACTGCGTGATATAACCATACGTTACGCACTGTCGGAGTGTATAGATCTACCTGACAACGTAACACGTACGATAAACACTAACTTGTCCAAACAGATACAGCAAAAATATAATCTCCTTGCTAACGATTCTGTTTTATACACTAAGACAGGTACCGTTAATGCTGTTCATGCAGGAGCTCGTGTCAAGAAGCTGCTGCAGCTAGTTACAGGCGCAGTATATGATGAAGACAAGTTAGTGCAGTTCGTACACCAAGAACGTTACGACATAGTCATGACGCTTGTAGAACAACGTGCACACTGTCTGGTAGCATTCAACTGGCGACACGAACGCGACGCTTTAATTGAGCTCGCAGAAAAACAAGATGTAACCTACGAGGTTATTGACGGCACGGTCAAAGCTGAGAAGAGAAAAGACATAGTTGCACGATTCCAAGCTGGCCACATTAAAATGTTATTGTGTCATCCACAATCAGCAAGTCATGGCTTAACTCTTACTAAAGCTAACACAGTTATATGGTGTTCACCTACATACAATGCTGAACACTTTCAACAATTCAACCAACGTATACATAGATCCGGTCAAACACAAAAGACCGAAACTATACTTATACAGGCACGAAACACTTGGGAGCCCGAAGTGTATAAAAAGCTTAATACCAAGCTTGGGCGAATGGAAAATCTATTGCACATATTACAGGAGGTAGGACATGGCAAAGAAACTAAATGATTTATTGGCCGAATACGGTCGCGTGCGTGACGGCATCACAGAGCTCAAAGCACAAGAAAAAGAATACAATGCGCAAAAACGTGAGTTAGAAGCGCAGATAGCCATTAGAATGCAAGACGAAGGTCTTGAAAAAATATCTAATGGTGGACGAACACTCTCCCTTAAAAAGGAGATTGTACCTACAGTCGATGACTGGGATACGTTACAAGAGTATGTAGCAAAAACCGGCAGGTTTGAACTACTACAAAAACGTATGTCAGCCACTGCCTATAGGGAAGCTATCAGTCTTGGGGATGATATCCCTGGGGTTGAAAGCACGGAGTTGACCAAAATTAACTTTAGGTCAACATAATAATAACGAATAACGAATGACGAAGGAGGAATAACGATGTCAAACGATATTAGTGTAGTAACGAGCAAGGTTCCAGCTCATGTTAAAGAGGGATCAAAACTAGGTAATGAGAATGTTTCATCTGAACATATCTCAGTGCCAAGGGTAAAACTACTTCAAAAGATGAATCACGAAGTAGATCCAAACCACAGTGAGTATATAGACGGCGCTAAAGAAGGCGACTTTATTAACACTGTAACTGGTGAAAACTATGGTTCATCTATGTATGTAGTTAATACACACTTCAGAGAAGAATTTGTTGTGTGGAGAAAGCGTGAGAAAGGTGGCGGTCTAGTAGGGAACTTCCCAACTAGAAAAGATGCTGAAGCACATCTAGAAGAAAACTCTCTAGAAGCTGCTGAACATGACATCACGCAGACTCAAATTCATACGTTGTTGCGTTTGGATGACAAAACATCTGAAATCTCAGATATTCCTTTCTTGTTTGATTGTGCTTCATCAAAGCTCAAAGTATCTAGAGAATGGAATACTAAGATAATGAAACAAGGTGGCGATAGATTCGCATACTTGTGGAAGATGTCTTCTGTACCACAAAGCAATGCCAAAGGCTCATGGGTTAACATCGACATTCAAGGTGTTGACTGGCTAAAAGATGAAATCTATGAAGGTGTAAAATCCTTCTACCAGGCTTCATTTGGCAATAGCTAAGTGTTACGTGCGTTCGACCTGCGACACATACTGTCGCAGGCACGAGCGTCTTAAAACATGTTACACTCCTTATGTGCGTGAAAAGGAGTTCATAAATAAAGTGCACAAGCACTTACCCAAAACCATCTATCGATGGAAGATCAACGACCCCTACCACGGGGGAGTACCAGACACTTTTTACTCAGGTCGCAATGACCATTGTTTTATCGAGTACAAATACACAGAAAAAATACCAGCAAAACAAACTTCTAAACTAAAGTTTAATTTATCTCCACAACAACGTATTTGGTTAAACCTTCAACTTTCTAATAACATTAAATGTTATGCCTGCCTGGCCATAAAGAACCAAGTTTACGTTACCCAAGATTTTAATTTAGAATACATAACACTAGAAGAATTTAATGACCAAAGCATAACCTTTGATTCTTTTATAGAATTTATAACTGATATAACTATAGGCAATAAAGATGAATGAATGTCCTCCGGAGTTTTATGAATGTCTTACCGAAGAAGAATGGGACGACATAGTATATCTATTTGAAGAGAATGATATAGAAGTGCCACAAGCAATAAGTGATGTAGAAGCTGCGTCTGATTTTGTTTGGCAAGTTTTATTCCTTACGCCACTCGAATTAATTTATATAGGAATTACAATGACGGTTCTAGCAACTTACGGGTTGTCCATTTATTATATGTTTAAAAAAATACAAAAGAAGTTTAGTTAAAACAGGAGGTAAACAAAATGACTGACTACGTAAACTCACCACCACATTACAATAGTGGAAATATAGAATGCATAGACGCAATAGAAGAAAGCATGACGTCGGAGGCCTTTAAAGGATATTTAAAAGGCAACATACAAAAGTATATGTGGCGCTATGAAAGCAAAAAAGGCCTTCAAGATGTGTTAAAAGCACAATGGTACCTAAATAGATTAGTTAAAACGCTTGAAAAAGAAGAAACCCTCGAGGACGCACGGACAAGCCCACCAAGCAATTTTTCATAGTTTTGGATTAATACCCTTAACCACACCAACAAAACGCAAGAGCGTCAATCGTGTGAGGTCATTTTTTCCCAGAATTGCGATTTCGGGCAAAAGAACGGTTTTTTGACCTTCGAACTACTTTTAAGTTAGATTTATTAGAGTTCATTGGATTTCCATCTTTATGATGTACATCTTTTCCATCTCCTTTCTTAACTTTCCCTGCTCGTTCCATTATACGCCGCACTTTATTTCGCATGGCACGACGTTTCTTTTGTTCAGTTTTACCCTGATAATTCTTATATTCTTTTTTATAGTTTCTTCCCACTAAACAGTATCCATACACCAACGCCAAGCGTCGTTATCTTCATACAAGAATGCCTGACATTTTTTATACTGTTCTCTCCATTGGTCGGGGTCATAAGAATCAGACCACTCTAACTTAGAGTCTTCTGGTATTGGTATGAATTTTGATTGCGTTGAACAGCCGATTAAAAATATACTAGCCACCAAGAGGATTCTTATTATCATCTTTTATCTCTTCTATACGTTTATCTAAACCTACTAAGTCAGCTTTTACTGTAGCTATATCTGTCTTGATGTCTGTTACATCAGGAATTTCAATTTTATTTATTTCTTTTTCTAAAAATTGTACAGATGTTTCTATTGCTGCAAAACGTTCTTCGATAACTTGCACATTATCTTCTGCTTCGCTTATGCCGCCAATTTTAGCTTCTAAGTTTGTTATGCGGTTAACATAGGTAGCCCCTGTGTAACCAAACCCTGCAAGAGTTGAAACAATACCCACTAAAGCTATTACTTGTGTTGTTTTACTTTGTAACCAATCCATGTTTACCTCCAAATT